GGTGGCATATTGAGATATAATGGTATTCTTGATAGAATGGAATTAGTAACAAGAGATAATTTAGGTGGTTCAAATGTTACGAATACAGGCTTAACAATGGATAGGATTACAGGAAATATTGGTCTATTAAAACCTACAACTATATCCTCAACCTTAACGGTTACAGGCGATATAACCGAAAACGGCAACAATGTCATGACTAACCTTGACACGGTTAGTCTAAGTAATCGTATTGATGCAAAATTAAATAAAACAGATACGGCTTCTCTTTCCACCCGTATTGACCTAAAATTAAATAAAACCGACACGGCATCCTTATCAAGTCGCATTGATAGCAAAGTATCCTTAACAGGAGACCAAACAATTAATGGAATTAAAACATTTGGAAACCAAGTAAATATGTCAGGGCAAATCACAATAAGTGGTTCGGTTTCGGGAGCAAATAGATTACTTGGTAAAAATACAAGTAATAATGGTGTAGGTGATATTACTCTTGGCACAGGATTAAGTCTTGCAAGTAATATTTTGACTGCAAGCGGAACAGATACAACCTTTCTTTCAGATAGAATAAATTTAAAATACAATAGTTCTGGTGGCACAATTTCGGGAGCGGTCACATTAAATGATGAGTTAAATTTATCCTCAGGATATTTAAAAAGAGGTTATTTATCAAGTACAAGTACATCTATAACCGTAGGGGACAATGATACATGGTTAAATATTCATCAAGATGCCGAAGTTACGATTACATTACCATTAGCCTCATCATATACTGGTAGGGAACTAATCATCAAACAAACAGGTAGTGGCGTTGTAACATCAGCATCATCAAATATTATTGGATTTACGACCGCTTATAATGGCAGTACACAAACGGCAATTATTAATCCAGCTAATTATCGATTTGCAACACTTGTAAGCGATGGCACAAATTGGGTTATAATGCAAAGAAATTAAAAAAAATAAACATGAAACAACTTATTTCCCTCTTCCTCTTCCTTTTGCCTTGCCTTGCATGGGCACAGTATCCCAGCAATGGCAACCAAAAGATAACGCTCGGAGAACAGACTACTGCCGATGGGCTTATTTATCGGGGTGTGGCTGCAACTGACACAGTAAGAAAGCCTTCCATTGACACAATGGCTTATATGGTTCTTGATACCACTACTAATATAATATGGCATTATAAAAAGGCAACGAGCAACGCATGGTTGCGTTTAAACCTTTTACCGAGCGACACGGCTTCGATGCTTACTCCTTATTTTAGAAAGTTAGATACAACAAATATAAAATATGTTAATACCTATGGAACGCAAACTGTAAACGGAGCAAAGACAATATCTGGTGTAACTATTTTTTCTAATACATCTGATGCTGGTAATGCATCATCAGCGCCTGTTACATTTTTAGGAGGTGTTGGTATTGCAAAAAATTTAAGAGTAGGAGGTAGTATTGTTGCTGACGGTCCTAATTTAAGCATTGCTACATTAAATGGTGGCGATATGCAATTTTATAATACAGGAAATAATCAATTTGGAAGAATTTTAAGCACAGCTGGTTCTGGTGGTAATATAAGATTTCAAGCAAATGGCTCTACAAATGTGCTTGATTTAGGTAGTACAGGTTTAGCTACTATATATAATTTAGCTGGAGGTACAAACAATAGAGCCGTACTTGCAGACGTCAATGGTTCGTTATCAGCACCATCAACACCTTTGCCTGTGGCAAATGGGGGAACGGGTGCAAGTTCATTTAGTCCAAATAATTATTTAATTCGTACAAATTCAAGCGGTATTTTTGATACAAGTGCAGTTTATGAGGCTGGTGGCAACGTCGGAATTGGAACTGCGACTCCAACCCAAGCCTTGCACGTTGTCGGCAATGGCTTGTTTACTGGGTATATTGGAAGTAATATAAATCCTTTAAATACCTTTGTGTCATATGTGTCAGCTGGTAATAATTATATGCAATGGGTTACAAATCCAACTACTGGAACAGGTACAGGCTCTACCGATGGACTACGAATTGGACTTGACGGAATTTCAAATGCTATTATTGACAATAACGAAGGAACAAATTTATTAATAAAAATTAATGGTAATACAATATATACTATAAATGCCAGCGGTAACAATACTTGGACTGGTACTGCAACATTTAGTAATTTAGCTGGTATAAATGATGTAGGTGCAGATGCAAATGGTAAATTACAAGCCGCAACATCTGATATGAATTTAAAAAATACAATAGAAAATAGTCCTTTTGGATTAAATGAAATATTACTTTTAAATCCTGTTACTTTTCTATATAATGATTTAAATAGAAAACTTGATAGCGATGTAAAAGAAGTTGGTTTTATTGCTCAAGATGTTTTCGACATTATACCAAACGCAATTTCATCAACAGGAACAGGCGATTTACAACTTGATTACAGGGCAATCACTGCAACACTTACCAAAGCCATTCAGGAACAACAAGCCCTCATCAAAGCCCTTGAACAAAGAATTATTAACCTTGAAAATAAATAAAATGAGATATCTATTTTTATTCCTTCCCTTCTTTTCCTTTGCCCAAGATGTTGTAAAAGACACTGTTTACATTCAAAAGCAAGGCAACATTTACTACATTATTCAGCAAACGACTTTGTCTGATAGCACTATTACAGGCTCAAAGCAAATACTGGGCGATAGCGCAACTGCCATTCAAAGCCTTGTTACCGATGCAGAAAGGCAAAGCAACACGTTAGCCATTCATGCAAAGCCTATTATTACAAAGGCTAAATCAGTACAAAGAATTAATTACTACAATGATTTGCACCAACAAATAAGCGGAAAGCCTGTCTATTTTACAACTGCACAAAGAGACACCGCAAAGTTTATCGGTAATTGGAAGTTAAATTTTAACGGTGAAATCATAGATGGTAAGATTGAGTTAAATGTAAACAAGCGGCTTATATTTAATCCAGACAATGGCAAGGTTTACACTATTTCAACAAACCTACTTTTATCTACATTTACTAATCAAGTTTCCTTTGCTTTTAACGGTGTTAAATACGACTTGTACAAATATGCTGATGGCAAATTTGCAACGGTGGATGGAGACGTGAGATTAATAAAACTTGAATAATGAAAGCAGTTATTTACAACATTTTTAAACTTGGTTACGATGGCATTGCCTATTCCATTTGTTGCGGAGTTATATTCTCGTTTTTCCTACCCATCAAACATTTTTTGATTTTTACAATCTTCGTAGTTTTTTCAGACACAGTCACGGGAATCATAGCGGCAAGGAAAAGGGGAGAGCCGATAACGAGCAAAGGGCTTTATCGCACATCGCAAAAGGTGGTGACTTATTTCTGCGGTATAATGATTTTTCACGGGGCAAGTATAACTTTTCAACTGCCATCGCAAATCACCTATTCTGTCAGCTTCATTATTGCAGCCACTGAATTGTTTAGTATTTCGGAAAATATAAAGTCCATAACTGGAACAAATATTGGTACAATTATTCTTAGATTTTTTAAACGTTAAAACAAATAATATGCAGACTAATTTAAAAGATGCCCTTAAAAATGCAGAGGGAATAAAGTCACCCATGGGCGACGTGGCTTGTTACTCAATGAACTTTGCGGAACTTGCAAGTGAAATCAATGTTCATCTTGAAGGCAACAAGGTAAAATTTACTTGGCGCGAATACATCCAACTGGCTCAAATCATTTGGGATAAAATCAAGGAGACAAGCCGCGAATGTGCTGGGAAAGAAATTGAGGTAAAGTTACCAGCCAAACTGGGACTTATTTCGGCAGCTTTTGCTCTTATCGGGTTTAAATTATAGGCGCAGAAGAATCGCTACCTTATGCGTTTTACAGGGCGGTGTATTGGTTTACATCGCCCTTAAAAATATAAAATATGAAAGCAAATAAATTTTGTGTTTTCCTTGATGCTGGTCACGGCGGCACTGACGAAAAAAAGAAATTACCTTACAATTACACAACCTACCCGTCAAAGTGCTTCCAGCATAACAACTCAATGTTTCATGGCTACGGTTGGTTCTTTGAAGGCGTGTTTAATCGGGAAGTTGCGGCAAAGATTGAGCAGTATTTAAAGGATTGGGGAATGTCGGTTATAAATGTTTACGACCCTGTTTTAGATATTAGCCTAACTAAGCGCGTAGCAAAGGCAAACATGAACGCTCAGAACTATGAGGCTTCGTTATACCTAAGCATACACGGCAACGCGGCAACGCCAACGGCAAGGGGTTTTGAGGTTTTCACATCTAAGGGGCAAACAAAGTCAGACATTTACGCCACGTTCCTTTTTAATGAGGTTAAAGAGGCTTTCCCAAAATGGGTTTATAGAATGGACACGATTGACAATGACCCAGACAAGGAG